ATGAATAAATATATTGTAGATATTATAGGTAATTTTTTAATGGAAGAAAACAATCATGAGTTGTTTTATAATTTAACTGAAGATGATGAAGAGAAGGAAAAGTTACTTAAGGAATATTCTATAAAGTTAGTAGAATATGTGGAGGATAACCTTTAATGGAACAATCAGAAAGAATTTTGTGGATTGAAACAACTGTTAAGCTTAAAGAGTTAAAAGATTACGATATTAATCCGCGTAGAATAAGTAAAGCAGACTTTAAAAGATTAGTTAATGATATAAAACAAGATGGCTATCATCGACGTATTTTAGTATCATATAATAACCTTATCATTGGCGGTCATTCACGTAAAAAAGCTCTTCTTGCAGCAGGTTTTAGAGAACATGATGATATTCATGTTTTAAAGCCAAATAGACTGTTATCTGAAGAAGAACTCAAACGTTTAAATATTAGAGACAATCTAGGTTTTGGTGATTGGGACATGGATATGTTAGCTAATAACTTTGATATGGATGATCTCAAAGAATGGGGAATGCCTGAGAATATATTTGATGAGCCTAAACAAGAAGTAGAGATAGAATCCTCTCAGAATATTGCTCCTATACCTGAAACAATAATCTGTCCGCAGTGTGGTTGTGAGTATGAAAACCAAAAAACCCCATAAAACCAATAAACCGTATAAAGATCCTGACAAGTTTTTAGAAATATATAAAGCTCATGCAGGTCATATTCAGAAGTCATGTAATGTATACGGTATAGACAATAGTACTTATTATGATTGGTGTAAAAAGTATCCTAAGTTTAAACAAGCTACTTTAGATGTAAAAGAGCAAGTTAGAGGCTTTTGGGATGATTGCGCTTTAAAAGAAATGGCTAAAGGCAATTCCGCTATACTACAATTAACTCATAAATCTTTAAAAGGAACTAATAAATTTCCGATTGCTAATACTTTAAATTATGACTTTGGCGGCATTAAAACAATTGAGGATATAAAGAAAACTCGTTTGCGCTTATTAGAGGATTTAGGTAATGGAGTGGTAAGTATGGAAGGTGCTAAATTTGCAACTGAAATGTTAGATAGTGTTGTTAATGATTTTCTTGCTTCTGATGGTTTTTCTAAATTAATGGAAATGGCAGAGAAAGTTAAGAAGTTAAAAAATGAATAGATTAAGTTTTCATAAGAAAGTTTTAACATTAGAGCAGAAATTTGCCATTCTTGATACTACAAATTACGTATCTGACTATGCATTGCAGCAACAAGCAAAATACAAAGACAATTTTTATTTGTTTATTAAGGATGCTTGGACAGCCTTAGAGGGATTAAATGTTACCTTTTATGATAACTGGCACATACAAGCTATTGCAGAGCATTTAGAAGCATGTAATAGAGGTGATATTAACTTCTTGATAGTTAACATGCCTCCTCGTTGTATGAAATCTTCTATCATTTCAATAATGTATCCTGCTTGGGTGTGGGGAATAGGTGATTCGTGGAAGAAATTTTTATGTGGTACTTATGCTGCTAAACTTTCTAATGAGCATTCTCTGAAATGTAGAGATCTAATTAATAGCCAGTGGTATCAAGAAATATTTGGAAATGTATTTAAACTTAGAGATGATAACAATGCTATTGTAAAATTCTCCAATAATAAAAAAGGATATCGTATTGCTTGCTCTGTTGGAGGTGGTGTCGGTATGGGTGGAGATCAGATAATACTGGATGATCCGAATTCCATTGAAGATATGGACTCTGAGGCTAGAAGAACAGCTGTAAACAATTGGTATGATCGTACTATGAGCGATCGTCTTAATGACAAGCAAACAGGTTGTAAGATTATATTACAACATAGGCCTCATATGGAAGATTTAACTGGGCATGTTTTAGAGAATCAAAAGAATGTTGTGCATCTAAGATTACCTATGGAATTTGAGAAAGCTCATCGTTGTTCAACTATTATATTACCTTCAACTAATAATAAAAAATGGTCTGACCCAAGACATAATGAAGGCGATTTATTATGGCCTGATAAACATCCTAAACGTTATATTGAACAAGAAAAGAAAATTAAAGGGGCATTTGCATATGCTTCATTATATCAACAAAGACCATCACCAATGCAAGGCGGTATCTTTACTAAAGATGATTTCATGATTTGGGATGAGGAGCATGCTCCTGATTTTGAACGTATTATACAATCATGGGACACTGCTTTGGTTGGTAAGAAAGCTGATGAAAGTTCAGACCCTTGTATGTCAGTATGTACTACTTGGGGAGTGTTTAAAAATTTCTATGGTCTTACCTGCATTATGTTATTAGAGCTTTATGCTGGTCATATAGAATTTCACGTAATGAGAGAGATGGCTCAAAGAATGGCTCATAATTATAAAGATACTGATTATGATAATCCTATAGGAGGTAAAAGACCTGTAGATTATGTATTAATAGAAACTAAGACTCTTGGTGATCCGTTAATGAATGAATTATATATGGCAGGCATTCCTACCAGAGGGTTTAATCCTCAAGGTCATGGTGGTAAAGTTGCAAGAGCTAGGTCAACTTTACCTGAAATAGCTAGTGGAAGAGTTTATGTGCGAGAGTCCTTTAAAAGTAAAAAATTATTTAAACATGCTAAAGAATTATTAGAAGCAGCCATAAATTTCCCATCTCATTCAAGTAATGATATTATTGATACCATGAGTCAAGTTCTTATAACTCTCAAACGTGAAAAAATATTAATTCATGAAGATATTTATGAAGAACCAGAGAATGAACCCGATTTTAACATTTTCAACTATCAATAGGCCTTAGTATGAACCTACAAAATGTATTCAACAAAATTCACCAAGAGAAATTAGTTAATAATATAGAGCAAAAGAATAAATCTTTAGAGCGAGAATTAGATAACGAACAAGAGGATGTTATTAATGATTTGTTTAATGCTAATCTTGAGATGAATAAAGGTCAAGAACAAGAAGATATGCTTGATAATGAAATGCAACAAGGTAAGAAGGTAATTGATCAAGATAATGAAAAAATTCAAACTGATTTAATCTATGAATTAAAAAATATAGCTGATTTAATACCTGAACATACAAGACAATCTATTGCGAAAGATGTAATGGATAATCTTGATAATGATAAAAAATCTCGGGAACAATGGTTAGATAATATAAGAGAAGGTAAAGAGCAGTTTAATATACGCACTAAAGATGATTCAAGAAGTTCTGACAGTCAAATAATAGAGGGTCGTAAGCAAATGTCATCTGATAAATCTTATGCCTTAAATAATGCTATAATTAAAGCTACATCAACATTATCCTCTATCTTCTTAGGCGAAGAAATTATCAATTTTTCAATTACAGAAGGAACAAGTGAGTTAAAAAATAAAGCTATTAAGCTTAAGAATTTTATTAATCAATATTTTAATTTAGCTATTCCTAATTACAAAGAAGATAAAAGGAATTCTTTTTATGATTTAGCTTTAGAAGGAAATGTTTATCAAAAAATCTATTATGATTCAACCGAGAAGAAACTTGTTAATTATTATTTACCTGCATTAGATATTGAAGTTAATCCGTATTCACGTAGTGCTGATGATGCTACTCGTATATCTCAACGTGTTCATATGAGTAAATTTGAGTTAGATGCTAAAATTGCTAATAAAGATTTTCTTGAATATAACTATCGTCCTATTGGATCTGGCTATGGTGAAGATGATGATGAGTATGATGATGATATGGTTGATGGGAGTGAAGATAGAGATGATAACGTCTATGAATTTTATCAAGTTAGAGTTAGATATAAATTAAATGATTTTGGAGATTTGGGGGATTATAAGCCACCAGTTGAAAGAGATTTGCCATATTTAATTGATATTGATATTTCTTCAGGAAGAATTGCAGCTATTCATGAATTCTGGGAGTCTGATGATCCTAATTTCAAAACTATTCAAAATTACGTAAAAAGTTCATATTTTCCTAATTCCGAAAGTTGGAACTGGGGATTGTTACACTTGGCTGCTCCATTAGTTAAATCAGCTACTAATAAGATCAGAATGATTGCTAATGCCGGTGCTTATTCAAGTCATCCAACAGTATTAGTTAATAAAGCTATTAAGAATACTAATACCACGCAAGTATTATTCCCTGGTAGTATGATACCGATTGATACTGGTGGAAATTTTAAATTATCTGAACAAATTAGTCCGCTGCCCTTTCCACAAGCATCTCCTTCGTTATCTGAATTGATGCAATATTACGAACAAGGTGTAGATCAGATTACTTTAAGTTTAAATGATATAGGTAATATTGGTGCTAATACTCCTGCAAGTTCTATCATGATGATGATAGATGAAGCTTCTAAAATACCTAATTTTATTATTCGTGGTGTTTATGATGCTTTAACTCGTGAATATAGAATATTTTTAACACAACTTAAGAAATATGCTCATTTAATTGATCCTCAATATATGAGTTTTGAGTTTAGAGAATTACTTAATGAATTTAATTTTAATGATCCTAATGTAATTATTACTCCTATTGCTAATAGTAAAGTATCATCTCAATATATTGATATGATTAAGTATGAAAACTTACTTAATTTAGCAGATAAATATACTCAAATTAACGTAGATTATATATTACGTAATTATGTAACCAATTTAGATTTTAATCCTGATGAGATTTTAAAACCTGAAGCACAAATCTCGCCAATGACTCCAATGATAGAGACTGCATCTCTAATGGCAGGACAACCTGTAAAAGCATTTAAGGATCAAGATCAGGAGTCTTATATATTAGCATTACAAGTCTTTATAGATTCATTAAATGCAGCACAAGATTTACCTCCTGAGACTAAGCAACCTATATTAAATAATGCAACTATGTTAATGGCACAAAGAAAATTCTTTGACGCATTAAATAAAATTGAAGAGCAAATTAAACAAAGCCTTGCTCAAGAAGGAGCACCTGAAGAGGAAATTGCAGAATTTAAATTACCTGAAGATATATCAGAGCTTGATTCATCTATACTTAATCAGATTGCTCTTATGGAAGCACAAACTATTGCTCAAGATCAACAACAGCAAGAACAAGCAGCCACGCAGATTCCACCACCACTTGACCCTAATCAAGTTATGCAAAATCAAGTTGAAGTGGAGGCTCAAAAAGTTCAAGTTGATGCTCATGCGATTGAACAACGTGCGCAGACTGATAATATTAAAGCTCAAACTGAACTTCAAAAAGCGCAAATTGTTCAACAAACTACGCTTCAAAAAGCAATGATAGATCGTGAGAAGGAAATAGAGAAAGCTAATATTGCTGCGAAGATTAAACTGACTGAGATATCAAGTAAATTACAGCAACTTTAAAAAGTGAATATTTTAGGTATAACCCACCTAAAGTACCTAAAGTACCTAAAGTTAGAAGTAAATTGCGTCGTTTATAAGTGATTTCTATTGTCTAGAAATATCATTTTTACAGATTTTTGCAAATTATAAAAAATAATAATACACTTATGTTGTTAAGTTATTAACATTAATTCTAGGAGATAAAAATGTATTTAGAACACATAAAAAGTAAATTAGGTTCAGCTAATGCTAAAATTCATACTGGCAAAAGTGAAGTAGTAAAAAGATTACACCGTAAAAAAGGTGGTTGTATAAAAAGAACAAAACATGATATGGGCGGACTTGCAGCTCCTTCTCCTGCTTATACTGGTTATAATAATACGATGGCTCCAGCTCCTTCTGCGACTAAATTTGGTCATAAAAAAGGTAAAATGGTTAAACGTGAGCATCATTTTTTAGGAGCTTTGTTAGGTGCTGCTTCAGCAATACCTGCTCTTATAGATTTATTTAGAAAAAATTAATTATAACAATAGGATTATAAAATGAATCATATAACAAAAGCTCATATTAAAAAAGCAATGAAAGAACATCATATGATAGGAAAAATGCTTGGTGATAAAAGTCTTGAGCATATACGAAGTATGGATAAAAAAACTCATAAAAAAGCTTTAGAAGAACATCATTTTTTGGGAAGTTTAATCGGTATGCTTGCTAAAGGGTTAGGAAGGGCTGCTCCTTATTTAGCTAAAGGTATAGGCATGGGAGCTAGAGGTCTTAGTGCAGTTGGTGGTACACTTTCTAGAAATGCTAAGAATATAGGACATGCAGTTAATACTGTTGGTTCTTTAGCGCAAACTGGTATGACAGTAAATCAAATGCAACAAGCAAATAGAGCAGCAGCTGCTCAAGAAAGAATGATGAATGCACAAGCTCAAGGTGCTGAAGATCAAAATTCTTATCTTAAGAGGCAAATGGAAGCAGGACAAGCTCAAAAAACAGGTGGTCGAATTAATTATCGTCGTAATAATCCTTTTTTAACTAGAGATAGAAATGTTAAGAATATAGGACAGACAGTTAATGATGAAGATCAAAATTCTTATCTTAAAAGGAAGATGGAAGCAGAACAAGTTCAAAAAAGAGGTGGTCGTACTAAATCTCATAGAAGACATTAATAAATATCACATTAGTATTAAAAAAACGTTGTATAAAAAATTTTTTCTATTACACTATTATTAATTAGTAATTGGCAACAATATAATAATAATTATGGATTTAGAAAATTTTGTACAACGTTTACTTTATATGCGTGCTGAATGTGCGGATATGTTATTAGATCAAAATGTCATTCAAGGCGATATAAATAATTACAATCGCATCTTTGAAAGAAGAAAAACACTCATAGAAATATTAGAAGAATTTAAAAAGTTTCAAAGCGATGCTAGAGATAGTGATGCTTTAAAAATAAAATTTACCGGAACAACTATAATTTAGTTATCTATTCATAGGAGACAACATGAACGGAAAAGATTTTGTACAACATGAGAATAATTTTAATATCTCAAAAACATGGCACACAGAATTTAAGAAAGAATGGACTGAAGAAGAAATCACCGCAAATATAATTAAAGAAATAGGTTTTGATGTAATCAGACCTGAAAGAAATTATGTTTACGGTAAGCTTTATAAAATGGATAATAAAGGCATGATTTGCCAATACACTGAAGAAACTATTATTAAAGATGTTTTAGAACAATCTGTCTTTAAGATTTTAGCTTTTGGTGAAGATTGTTTTAAAGATAAAGAATGTTTCCCTAATGGTCAGTGTTTTTATATAGGTCAATGGTATAAATTTTCCAAATATGAATATGACAAATTCAAAGTTGGTGGTGAATATGTAGCTATGTTACCAGATATTACTTTAAAAGCTCATGTATGTGATCCGTATTATGTCGATCATTTATTTTTAACGCCTTATATTTAATATCAACCTAGAGGAGACAACCAATGGATGATAAAAGTAAATTTTTAGACGATGAAGAAGAGGCGATTTTAGAAGGAAGAGTTCCAACTACCGAAAAAGATCTTCAAGAAATAGCAGAAGAACATTTAGATGATGATGATACTAATGAGTACGATGAAGATGATCAAGAAGAGGAAGAAATAGACGTAGATTCTTTTGATGAACGAAGTAGACGTGCTAAACAAGAAGAAATTGAAAATAATAGAAAATTAGTAGAACGTTTAAATGTCTTAGAAGAACAAGTTAATCAAAACAATGAAGAAAAAATAGCTAAAGAATATGAAATATCACAACAACGTAGGCTTATTTATCAACAGCAAGCAGAAAGAATAGAAGCTGAATATAAAAAGGTTCAAGATGATATTGAAACTGTTAAGGCTATTAAACGTGATGCAGAATTAAAAGAAGAAAAAACCCGCATATTTCAAGCTGAGGACACTTTAGAGAAGCTAAATGAAGCGCGCTTTAATTTAGATCTAAAAATGCGAGAATTTGCTAAGCAAGCACCTCAGGACTATTCTAGTGATGAAGAGTATGTTACTGATAATCGCCCTACTCCACGAAAACAATCTTCTAAATTTGATCTTAATAAATTAGACCCTGATTCTAGAAATTTTGTTAAAACTAATCCTTATATGAATCCATCTTCAGAACATTATGATCAAGGACTTGTTAATGAAACCATAGCAGTTATGGAAGATTTAAAGAAAAAATATGTGTTTAGTGGTAAAAAAGCTAAAGTTTATTCTGCTGGATTTTATAGAGAGGTAGAAGATGCTATGCATAATAAATATAGTACTCGTGATGAAAGAATGCGTAATTTAGTAAATAATCCTATAACAGGTGTAAAAAGAAATGGAGATTTTATGAAAGATGGAAGAAATAAAAGTCTAGGACTTTTAAATAACATGGCTAGACAATTAATTAAAAAAGTCGAAGTAAATGATAAAAATGGAAAACCTTTAAATCCTGAACTTAAAGCTAAATTATATAAAAAATATAATGATAAACATCAAGAAAATAAAGCTCATGAAAGAGGATATTACTCATGAATAATCAAGAAATCAAAGAAGATGAAGTAAGTTTTAAAGCCATTAAAACTCGTTCTGAGGATAAACGCAAAACTAAATTATCTTATGATGAATATAGAACGACTATGATGAATAGTCGTCTTGGTAAGTTACATATTCCAAAAGAAATAATTCCATCTGATAAAAAATGGTTATTTGCAGATCTTAATCCTGCTAGTAAACGTGATTATCAAATGGAACTTATGGAAAAGGGTTGGATACCTGTTAAAAAAAGTATGCATCCATATTTTAATATTATTACTGAAAAGAATAAAAATAATAATGAAGATGTGGTAATAAGACATGGACAGATATTGATGGAGATAGATAAATATATCTGGGAATATCATGAGAAAGCTAATTATGAACTAGCGCTTCAAGGCGCAGCTACTGCAGGTCGTAAACCTAATTATTCTCCGGCGCGTCCAGGATTATTTGAAAGAGCTGAGGGTAAAGTAAAAGAATATAGTCATGAAAGGCGTGCAGTTAGAGATGACGATTTTTAATTTAGGAAATTTTAACGGCGCATCCATTAAAATTTCCTATGTTTCTTTATAAACAAATTATAGTTTAAATCAAAACATTTTATTCTTTATTTCTCAAGAAATTAACTGTTATTACAAATTTTTGACATATCTTTGTTAGTTACCTACAATATTAATATAGGTCGGGAAACTTATATTAATTAAAGGAGATAACTAACATGGTAGCTTATAATCAAAATCTGGGTATGAATCCAGTAAAATCTTTTCATTCTTATGCTTATTCACCAAATTATACATGGTATGCTATAGCAAGCGGAACTGCTACAAATATTTTTGTAGGAACACCTGTTATAATTACTGCCGGTTTTGCAACTGTAGCTAATTCTGCAGGTGAGGTTCTAGGCTCAGCAAGAGCATTTAAAGATTTTACAACTGGTGGTGCGGGAATAGTTGCACCAAGTGCAAATCAAGGAGTTGTTCCATCAACAATTCAACAATATTGGGCAGCTAATACAGTAAAACCTACAGGTGTTCAAACTTATGTAGCAGTACAAATAGGTACTGACATACTTTATGATATGCAAGCTGATGTGACACAATCACCTAACGGTTTTGCACAAAATCAATTAACAACTCGTTTGAATTTTAGTACTTCACCTGGTTTTACATCGGGGGATGGTAATACTTCAACAGGTTTTTCAACAACAAAAATAGGTGATGCCGGTAGTTGTATGTCAATGGTAAATTTATCACCTAATATCGGTAACGCATGGAGTCAGGCATCAAATAATGCTCTGTTTACACCTTATGCTTACCCTTTGTATTCATAATATATTTTTAATAAAACATTTAAGAGGAGATATTTAAATGGCACAAGTAACAAGATCACAAATTATAAATTTTATGTGGCCTGGATTAAGCTTAGTATTATGTGATGCTAAATATTATGAAAGCTTATATAAAAAGTATTTTAAGCTAGTTCCAACTAAAAAAGCATTTGATATAGTTGTCGAATATGCACCAATGGGATATGCGAAAGCAATGAACGAAGGTGAAGCATATGAACTACAAACTAACTTCATTATCAATAAAACGCAGTACGATCATACAAGCTTTTCATCTGCCATCGAGTTCACTTTTGAATCAATAGACGATAATTTATATACTGATGAATTTCCGAACGCTGGGGAGCAAATTAAAGCTTCTTTAGTATTAACTCGTGACGTAAATGCTACTAACGTATTTAATTTTGCGTTTAATAATACTAATCCAATCGGTGATGGTCAAGCATTTGCATCAAGTCAACATCCAACAGCAGTTGGTGTGTATTCTAATGTTCTTTCTCCTGCTACTTTTAGTGAGACAGCTCTTACAGATATGATCACAATTGCTCAGACATTACCTGATGCTGCTGGTAAAGTATTAAATTATGAAGGTGATAAATTACTTTGTTCACCAACTCTTCAATATGACGTGGCTCGAGTGTTATTTAATGCTGAACGTCCTGGTACTGCTAATCGTGATATCGGTGTTGTATATCATCAAGGATTTGTAAAAGGTGGTTACGTGGTTAATCCTTACTTAACTAATCCTAACTCATTCTTCTTATTTACAACATGTCCAAACGGATTGCTTTTCTATGAGAAAAACATGGCTGAAGTATCTTCATGGATGGATGAAAAGAATAGAACTGTTGGTATGGGTGGTTTTGATCGTTATTCAAGCGGTCCAAGTAATGCTAGGTCAACTATTTGTTGTCAAGGTTTTTAATTTAAAGAGGTTATAATGGTTTTTTCATTAACTACACAAAATAGATTTTATCAACCTAATAATTTCGGTAATTTAATTAGTATCGGTACAGTACAAGCTCAGGCTTTAAATGGAATGCAAGTGGGTATTCCACAACCTCAACTAGCTTCTATTTCAGTTGCACCTGAGGTTGCATCTACTACTAGTTTAGCTAGTGCAGTTACTGGTCCTACTAGTGCTTCTTATATACCTCTTACAGCTGGTGCAAATATAACGGTAGTTTCAGGTGTTTATAACTCAATTACTAATACTACTGATACGGTTTATTTTTTTGATATTCCACGGACAGTAGTTATTACTTCAGGTGGTGGAGCTTTTGAACCAAGTACTAATTTTACAATCTGGGGATTTGATCAAGATGATGTTTTTATGACCGAGCAAGTTAATGTAGCTAATACCCCTAATGTTAACTTTACTATTGGAAAGAAAGCATTTGCAGGAATTACTAGAGTTTGGGCAGCTAGCGCTACTACTAGTGCTATATCTGTAGGAGTAAGCAATATTATTGGTCTTCCTTATGTATTAAATAATGTTAATAGAATTATTGGCGGTAATTTTGGAGCACCAACTGTAATTGCTGCAATTCCAGCAACTGGTATAGGTAATAATTACACAATTGCTGATCAGACGGCACCAGCAACAGCAATTACCGGAGATATTAGAGGTACGGTTTTACTTCCTAGTGCTGCTGATGGGATTAAAAGACTTGTTGTAGCATGGATTATGGCTGGAAACAGTAATGATGTAAATAATCAAACTTACGGAACAGTTTACGGAGTATCTCAGTACGCGGCTCCTTATAATTAAGACGGAGATTTACTGATGAAAATACAAGTACTTAATAGCTATTTAGCTGCTAATACTAGCTTTTATGCTGCTGTTCAAAGTAGAACAGGCGCTGGAGAATTAGTACTTAATTATGCTGCTTTTAATGCAGATGCTAATATTGTTGTGTCTACTCCTGAGTGGAATCGACAAATTACTTTTACCTCAGCTGGAAATAACTCAGCAACTAATGTTACTATTGTTGGTAAAGATGTATTTGGAAATATCGTTACTGAAGTTCTAACTGGATCTAATAATAATACAAAGTCTTCAGTTCAATATTATAGTACATTAATTTCTCTAACTACTAACGGAAATATTACTGCGATGAGCGTAGGTTTTGGTATCTTAGCTCAATCTGTACCTTTTAAAATGTCAATGAATGTTCAAAAATCTCAATGGGCAGTACAAACTGAAGTAGGAGGAACTATAAATTATGATGTGCAATATACATTATTTCCTTTTGAAGACTATACTTCCCCACCAACATTTGATCCTACAGATAATTGGCTTAATGTTCCCATAATAGCACCTGGAGGAAATACAGGCACAGGTACAGTAGTTGCTGCTCTAACTACTTCACAATATCTAAATTTTGCAGCACCTGTTTATGCAATTAGATTTGTGATTAATTCAGGGACAGCTCCTACATTTCAAGCATTTATGGCTCAACAAGGAACGTTATAAAGGAGGGTTAAATGGCAATTACCCTAAATCCTTTTATAAATATAACAGTAAATCAAATTGTTATAGAGTCTTTTGAACGAGTTGGTTTAACTTTGCCTGAACTAGTTGGAAATCCTCTTAGTAGTGCAATAAATTCTTTAAATATTTTACTTACTGATTGGGCACGATACAATAATCTTTATAGTATTCAACCATTTATGACTAATTTGATAGGTAGCCAAAAAAACTATCAATTACCGATAGGCACTGTTGATATTCCTGAACGAGAAGTATCTGTTGCAAATATCACAAGACAACTTGGAGGAGCGGCGGCTTCTGAATCTGGTGTTGCTGAGAATGCATTTGACGGCAACCCTAATACTGCTTGTATTCAAGACTCGCCAAATGGGTGGATTGAGTTTCAATATGATAATAATGATGGTTTTGCTATAGATTATATAGGTATTCAGGCAAATGTTACTACTCAATATAATCTTATTATTGAATATGCGATAAATGTTTATAATTATATTAATGACATTTGGACTACAGTAATTGCGCCAGGATCTCAAACTTATACGCAAGGGCAACAAGTATGGTTTGTAAACAAAGTTGCTCAATTGGCTTTTGCTTGGAGAATTAGAGAGACTGGCGGTGATATATTAAATATTCAAGAGATTTATTTTTGTACGCATAATATCTCAAGACAAATTAGTTTACTTAGTCGCAGTCAATATTTAGGAATAGCAACTAAAGATAAATTAGGAAGTGTTTCAAGTTATTTATTTAATAGAGATATTAATCCTTCAATTACTTTATGGCCTGTTCCAGATGGTGGTACGAATTATCCTTATCTTATTCTTAATTTAAAAATTCTAAATCCACAAATTAATAATCTGACGGATATCATTAATATTCCTAATAGATTTTATGAAGCTTTATGTGCAAATTTAGCTCTTAAACTTGCTCAGAAAGATAAAATAATGGGTATTGAAATTTCACCAGATAAAATGGCTAATTTAATGCAATCAGCCACGCAGTCTATGGAGGATATTGAACAAGAAGATACTGAACATGCACCATATATTTTTCAGTTTAATTTATGAAATATAAGAAAAATCGTCGATATCAGCCTTATTCTTTTAGGAATCATCATCCTACTGCTAAATGTGATATATCTGGCTTTAAGATTATGCATTATGATTTAAGAAAACAATATGAGTGGTATGGTAATACTTTAACTTTTAATGGATTTTATGTTCATAAAGATTTCTCAACTGAGCCAAATCCTCAAGGAAAAGTGTTAGCATTACCTGGTGATCCATTTCCAGTTAACATTCCTCGTCCTTTTTATGTACAACCTACTGAGGCTATAACACTTAATAATACCGGTAACACAGTGATTTATACTATTGGTGGCTCACCAGTAATTCTTAATCCTAACATCACTATATCCCAAGCAAATGCTATTACAGATTTAAGTACAGGTATTTTACAAGTGCTTATTTATGATAATGTAACTTTAGAAGATAATTTAACTATTATAACTGGTGGGTCAGTAACTGTAAGTGGAAAGTTCATAATAGTTGGTGGAGTAAATATTGGAACTATTCGAGGTGGATTAAATGGAACACCGCTTTATATAATATTACAACCTGGAGCAAATAATACTAATGCTTCTGCTATCTTGCAAAACGTTAATTTTTCAACTTTTAATTCCAAAATAATTAATAAAAGTGTAAAATTCATAATAATGAATAATGCAGGTATAAATAGTGACGGAGGTTACACTAATGTACTTTGCCAAGAGTAGGAGGAAAGTAGGAGACAACTATGCCGCTAGCTCAAAATGATTATTTTGGACTGGTCAATGATATACAGCAATATATGCAGAATTCTTCATTGTCCCTTACCAATGAAATACCAAGATTTATATCTAATGCTCAACAAGCAATTGCGCTTGATTTAAAATCTATTGAAGATCGAGTTACTCGTGATTTTACTTTATCTGCGGGTCAACCGACATTTACAAAACCTGAAGATTATAAAAATCTATCTACATTTTATATTTTTACTGCTAATCCTGCTACACCAACTGTATTTAATGTTTTAACACCGCTTCAATCAGCATCATTAGATTATTGTTATAAATATAGTCCTATTCAATCAACATTGGCACAGCCTAAATATATTGCCGAAGCTGATGTTTATAATTTTCTTATAGCTCCGACTCCTGATCAAGATTATCAGGCAAGAATTATATATTATCAATTGCCTTTAGCACTTAGTGAGCTAACACCAACTAATACGCTTACTAATAATGCTTATAATTTATTGCTTTATCGGTGCTTACTTGAAGCTATTCCTTATGAAAAAGCTGATGAGCGTACTAAATACGATCAATTATATGCTGATACTTTAGGTAAATATCAACGTGAAGAACAAATGCGCAAAACCTCAGGATATTTTACAAGGAGTTTACAATAATGGTATCTAGTTTTTATAATCCCTTTTCTTTATTTCCTACATCACCTAGTCAATATGGATATGCACCGATTGCTTTAACCGGTAATTTTACTTTTGCATGGCCTGAGAATAATGCAAATTCACAGTATATAATTGCGCAAATAATGTCTGTGACTACTAGTAATTCCGGCAATCAATTTATTTTTCCTCCTGCTAATTTAGTTGGAACAGGTAGATCGTTTCAGATATTTAATGCAGGTAGCCTTGCATTTACTATTTATGATAATAGCGTTACTTCTTTAGCGACTATTTCAGTAGGACAACTTTATCAGTGCACTGTAACCGATAATACAAGTAGCGAAGGCGAGTGGGAAGTATTATTACTTGGTACAGGTAGTTCGGGTGCAAATGCTAATGCTTTATCAGGTTATGGACTTTCTTCATTAACTAATTCAAAAATTAATACTAATCTTCCTGAAACAGTAATAACAAATGCTTATACAGTTCAGCCTAGTGATCGTGGATCAATACTTAGTTATACCGGCGGCACTAATAATATTATTCTTCCTTCTCCTGTAGATGGATTTATAGTTGGCGTTATTAATAATAGTACAGTTGGTGGACTTTTAACTCTACAACCTCCTCTTGGTTATACTATTAATAATGCTTCTAATTTAAGTCTTGCTCCTGGAGATTCTACTTTTATTACTGGAGGTGCTAATTACAATGCTATTGGGATTGGAAGATTAAATTTTGGTACTGATTCATTACTTGAATTAGATGTATCTGCAAGTATTAATATAACTTTAACTACTGCTCAATCTAGTAATAATATTATAATATTTTCTGGAAATTTATCTAATAATATTAATGTTTATTTTACTCCTGTACAGGTAAATAAATATGATATTTATAATAATACTACCGGTGGTTTTAATATTACAGTTTCTACTCTTGGTGGAATAAATACTTATCTTTTAAAAGATCAGGAAAGATATGCTTATTTTACTGATACTTCTGAATTATATAACGTTCCAAGTAATCCTGGTGCTCCTAGTTCAGCTACTTTTTGGGTATCTAGTTCAAATCCATCTTTACCTAATCAAGTTAATCTAGGGGGATTATCAAATGGATTAGTCGGTATTAATGTGGCTGCTGCTTATGCCACTCCTTATACTATGCCTATTTATAATGATATAATATCTAATAATTTCTTTTTTGGTGCTAATTCAGTTCCTTCACCACTTCCTACTGGTACTAATAACACAGCAGTTGGTATTAATACTGGAAGTGTGATATCTACTGGGGTACAAAACACAGCTTTTGGATCTTATGCACTTAATTCAAATACTGTTGGTTCAGGTAATACAGCAATTGGAGTTTCTAGTTTAGAATCAAATACTACTGGTGATACAAACACAGCTTTTGGATCTTATGCACTTAATTCAAATACTGTTGGTTCAGATAACACAGCAGTTGGAGTTTCTAGTTTACAATCAAATACTACTGGGATACAGAACACAGCAATTGGAGCTTCTAGTTTACAATTAAATACTACTGGGATACAGAATATAGCAGTTGGTGCTTCTAGTTTACAATTAAATACTACTGGGATACAGAATATAGCAGTTGGTGCTTCTAGTTTACAATTAAATACGACAGGAACCCAAAACACCGCCGTTGGATTTAATAGTTTATCTACAAATAGCACTGGTGCTCAAAATACAGCACTTGGAACTCAGAGCTTAACATCAAATACCATAGGTACATTAAATACTGGAATTGGATATCAAAGTTTGCAATCTAATACAAGCGGAGGAAACAATACAGCTTTAGGTAGCTTTAGTTTGCAGCTTAATACTACAGGGACACAAAATACTTCTTTAGGCTTTAATACTCTTTCTACTAACACAACAGGAATACAGAATACGGCAGTTGGATTTCAAAGTTTATTATCAAATACAACCGGAGGAAGTAATACAGCAGTTGGGTTTCAAAGCTTGCGATTAAATAGCACTGGAACTCAAAACACAGGTATAGGCTATGATAGCTTACAAGTAAACACTACCGGAGGAAATAATACTGGATTGGGTTATTTTACCTTACAAGCTAATACAACCGGTGTTAATAATACTGCCTTAGGTACTCAAAGTTTACAAGTAAACATCACGGGAGGAAACAATGTAGCGGTAGGACAGTCTGCAGGAGATTCTTTTGATGGTAATAATGGATGTACATTTATTGGTGCCAATGCTGATTCAACTGTTGGAAGTCTAACTAATGCTGCTGCAATTGGTAATGGAGCGCAAGTTTCAAATTCTAATACTATGATACTTGGAGCTACAGGTACAGCAGTGGCTGTTAATTCAATAGCTAATTTAGTTGTTACTGCTAATAGCAATGCAAACAGAACTGTCGGATCAGTTCAATTAAATGGTACTACTGATGTAACAGTAAATACTACTGCATGTAAAACAACATCAAGAATATTTCTTACTCTTTTAACTAGTGTAGGAGCAGTTGGTATTATATCAGTGAATACTATAGCTAATGGTAGTTTTAGAGTTGTATCTAGAGCGGCAGGAGATAATTCCTTTGTTCAATGGTTTGTGGTTAATCCAGTATAAAAGGTATAAATTATGACAGATATAGTAATACCTTTAGATTCTAAGATAGGAATAAAAAGAGACAATACTAGTTATAATTCTGAATATTATACTGATGGACAATGGTGTAGATTTTATGATAATAGCCCTAAAAAAATGGGTGGTTATAAATTAATATATTCTGGTACATCTGAAGTTATAAGAACATTATATGAATTTAATAATTCAGCTACAGTAAATGTTTATTTAGGAAGAGAAATAAGTGGTATTAGTTTTCTTAATATTAATTCAAATGGAGTAGTAATTGGTGTTGAAATTATTAGAACTCCTTCTAGTTATGTTCCTGCTTCAGGTAATGTTTGGATATTTGATCAAATAAATTATTTAGATGCTGGTATTCCATTTTCTGTGATATTTGCTCAAGTTGCACCTAATGATATTAATACTAATAATAATATTGAAGGTAATATTTATTATGGAGGAGCATATGATATAGCTCTTTTTCAACCGGTAATGAATAATGCTGTTATTCCTCAACCAGTTATTGCATCAGGAGGGGTAATAGTAGCTACACCATTTGTTATTGCTTATGGAAATTATGGCATAATTCAATGGTCTGATCCTTCTGATCCTTTAATATGGCCAATTACCAATACTGCTATTGTTGCTAATACACCTAAAATTATTACTGCTGCAACTATTCGTGATAATGTAAATGTATCTCTTTTATTTTGGGGTGTAGATAAATTAATTCGCTCAACTTATGATGCTAGTTTAGAAACTTTTAGTTCAGTAATTCTTGATGATACTATTTCTATATTAAGTAATCATAGTTCTTGTGAATACAATAATATTTATTATTGGGTAGGTAATACACAATTTTATTTATATGATGGTATAGTAAAAAAACTTCCAAATAATTTAAGTACTGATTATTTTTTTAATAATTTAAATAGAGCATATCAAGGTAGAATTTTTACTACAGTTATTAAGAAATATTCTGAAATTTGGTTTCATTGGCCAAGTGGAACTTCTACAGAATGTAACGAAATATTAATATATAATACTGAATATAATACTTTTTATGATGCTTCTATACCCAGAACTTGCAGTGTTCCTCCTAGTGCTGTTTTGCCTTATCCATTACTTGCTGCTGCTATACCTTCAGTAAATCCTTTTGTCCCTCCTATAATGGGAGTTCCTGTACAGACTTATGGAATATGGATGCATGAGTACGGAGTAAATCAAATCATATATAGTAATGTTTATGCAATAAAATCACGTATTGTTACTAAATATTTTTCTTTTCCAAAAGATAATCCAAATACTGATGTTTGTACTATCTTAAAACGTTTAGAAAATGATTTTGTTCAAACAGGTGATGTTAAATTTAGAATACTCCGGAAAGCATGGCCTAATACTCCTCCTATTTATTCAAAGTACTACATCATAACTCCTACTATTGAAAAGACTGACATTGATAATGAAGATAGAATGGCAAGAATATGGGCTATAGAATTCACTTCTAATGAAGTTGATGGTGATTTTATATTAGGAAGAACTCAAGCAGTATTAGCACCTGGAGATAAACGCCCTCAACCAACAGAGGTAATAGATTAGATATGGCTAATTTAATTTTTATTCAGAATCCTACATTACCAACTTTTGAAAGTTGGAGTGCACAGCTTCGTATAGATCTTCCTACTTATGACATTCCTATATCTTATACAGTTGATAATTGGTGGGAATGGGCTAGCCAATTTATAAAAAATAATAATTTAGATTCTGTTACTCCACTTCCTACTCGTCTTTCTTATCCAAATAAAGATGATTGGAAAAAATGGGTATTGTTCGTAGTAAGTTCAACTTCTCTTTTTGCAATATCATAAATATGAAAAAAACAAATCTTACATTTATGGAAAAGCATTCTTTAATAGAATCTAAAACTAATGAAGTTCTTTATCGTAATCCTCAAGTGAATAAAGCTTTTGTAAGAATTATTTTTTCAAAAGATCTTAATACAAGAAAGAATCATTTAATTAATTTAATTAAGAATATTGTATTAAAATTTCATTTATATTAATGAGTTTTATAATGAGTAAATTAAGAATTATAACCGTAGAAATTAATCCTGATAAGATAAAACACGATAGGATTGTAACTTATAGAACTCAAAAGATTATAGAAGAAAATTGGGTGCAGTTTTCTAAGGTATTATATGCTGATTTTGAAAATATAGATAAACATGTATTTACTCTAGTTAGGGATATCATACAGAAATTTCACTTATATCAATAAATAGATTAAAATTGAAATAATGAATTAATAGAAAAAAAGGAGAAGAAGAAATGAAACAGCCTATAAATTTAGATAATGATGATCATTTACATATGATCAGACATTTTGCTCATCAAACTGGTTCTACTCCTGTACATTTAGACAATGAGTCTATAAGAGGTCTTCGTAATCTACATAACTTAGTTCATAATGAAGATGTTGAGCATGATTTTTCAAAATTAAAAACATTATTTGCACAACCTAATATTGCAATTCATTTAAAGAGTCAAATAGAGAAAAAAAAGGCTAATGGTGGTGTAATTAATGATTATATTAATACATTAAAACATAATGGTTCAGGAGAAAATTCTGAATTATCTTTAGTCCCTAATGAATTAGTTAAATTTTTAGATGATAGTTATTCTTTAGGTACAACTAATCCTCATACAGGTCATAAAGAATATTATCTTGGTAAGATGTTTGATGGTTTAAATAATATATTTAAGCCTATTAAAGATTCTATGACAACAACACCACAAACACCTATCTCTACTCAAACGTCAACTTCAATGCATGAAGAACAACCTAGAGAAGGTCATGGGTGGGGTGATATGATTGGAATGCCAACACTTTCTGGAATAAAAAATGCAGCATCTAATCTTGGAACAGGTGCATATAACGCAGCATCAACCCTTGGTAATGCAGCGTCTAATCTTGGAACGGGTACATATAATGCAGCATCAACCCTTGGAAACGCAGCTTATGGACTCGGTAAAGGTACATATAATGCAGCATCAACCCTTGGAAACGCAGCTTATAATACAGGTAAATATGCTTATGATATTGGTAAAGGTACATATAATGCAGCATCTAATCTTGGAAACACAATGTATGGTTTAGGTAAATATGCTTATGGTGCAGGAAATACCCCTAGTGGAATAGGAAATACAGCTCCTCCACCAGGATTAATACAAAATGTAATGCGAGGAATTGCAGGACCAATAGGTGGAGCAGTAGGAGGATTAGGTGGACAATATGCTGGTCAAAGAGTTGGTCAAAATTTAGCTGCTGGAATCCCTCTTATAGGACATCTTGCAGCTCCTATTGTAGGAAATATCGCTGGTAATATGGCATATAATGCTGGTGCTAATAGAGGTAAAAATAAAGGAATTGAATTAGCAGATAATTTATATAATTATTTAGGTGGTGGAGCTGGTGGTAATGCATCGGGGATTAATTCTAATCAACCTTCTACTACTACTTCTTCTTCAAGATTTCCAACACTTTCAGGAATAGGAAACACAGCATATAATACAGCGTCTAATCTTGGAACGGGTGCATACAATGCAGCATCAACCCTTGGAAACACAATTTATGGACTTGGTAAAAAAGCAGGAAACACAGCATATAACGCAGCATCAACCCTTGGAAACACAGCTTATGGACTTGGTAAAAAAGTTTACGATACAGCTTCTGATGCAGGTAAATATGCTTATAGTAAGCTTCCGACAATGCCTAGATTTAATACAGGCGGTAGTGTTGGAGAGAATCCTTTTGAAAATTTAGCATCTAATACTGATAATTTTAATACAAATAATCCTTTTATAAATCAATAAGAGAAAATAAGTATGATAAATTATAGATCCAATATAAAACCTAAAACTAGTAATTATGCTCATGGTGGACATGTTCATAATTTAATTGAAAAAGCTTATCAAAACCATAGTTTCGGTGGAGATATTTACGATTCTTCTAGTACTGTTCTTAGAAAAATAAAAGATCATTTGCCTTCTGTATCCTCTGAAGTTATTGGTGATCAAATTAGAAAAATTCCTGAATATATTCATTCTGGAGTGCAGTATATTGCGCAAGAAGCACCTAAATTAATTAATCATGGAACGAAACTTGCTCAAGAATTAGTAAAAAAGCATTTGGGGTATAATTAATAATTTAGAGGATAATAATGCAAGAAGAGCTTTTAAGAGAGATTTTAACAAATCATAAATATCCCCAAATAGCTAAATCAGGTGGAGTTGTGCCTGAAGAAGCTCATTTTAATTTAAAAGAAGTTGAATTACTTAATTCTCTTCAAGGTCATGAAGTTAGGTTACCTGATCATGGTAATATCCGTTCATTTATGCCTTTAGCTGAGTTATTTTCCGATCCTACTTATTTACGTTTAGTAAGGCAGATTATTGAGAATTTAGATGAACATCAAGTAGATGATAGTGAAGTAGAATACGCTTTAGATGAGTTTACAGAAGAAAACAAAGATAAAACAACTATTCAACCAGAAAGTCCTCTAGCTACTGTAGAAGCGTCCCAGGGCGTTGGCGGTGATACTGAAATATGTTTATGTCCTTCTAACATGTTAGATTTTTTTGATGAAGTACGAGGATTCTCAAGTGTTAATCCTAAAGACGGTAAAAGACAATATTTCCTTCCTCTAATCGGTGCTCTTCTTGGTGGACTTGCAGCTCCTTCAATAGCTAGTGGATTAATGGGTACGACATTAGGTGTGCTCGGTAGCGGTCTTGCAACGGCAGCAGGTGCAGGACTTGGGTCAATGGCTTTGGGAGGAAAACCAAAAGATGCATTAAAACATGCTGTATTAGGTGGACTTGGATCGTTTGCCGCGCCTGCTATTGGTAATATACTTGGCGGATCCGGTGGAATCTTTGGCGGGGCTACTGCTCCTGTTACTGCAAACGCTAGTATTCAAGCACAAAATGCAGCTGTTTCTGCTGCTCCTGCAGTTGCTTCAGGTTCATCAGGAATAATGGATTCATTAGGATTAGGAACGATGTTTACACCTAAGGTAATAATTCCGACAGCTTTAATGGGAGGAATGTTATATAAAGCTAATAAAGATAATTTAAAGCTACAGCAACAATATAATCAACAGATGAATGATTATAATAAAAATGAACAACAAAAAAAAGAACGGGTAAAAGATTATTTTTCAAATGTCAATAATGTCGACTTAACTGCTCATAAACTACCGGAACGTGATTATCTTAATAGTCATCAAACTGAGAGCCGTTCTTCTTATGGGATGAGTCCTATGTATGGATTGAAAACAGGAAAATATTATGCTCAGGGCGGTATAATTGAAGATAAAAGTGGGGGAATAATAGGAGATGGTAAAGGACAACAAGATAATATACATGATGATTATGATGTTGGTGATTATATTATGCCTGCCGATGTTACCTCTGGTCTTGGAGATGGTCACACAGATGCTGGATATCAGGAATTAGATAATTTAAAAAATTATATTTATAAAAATAAAGATATTAATGAGGCTTATCAAAAAGTACCAGTTCAAATTAAAGCAGAGCTTATTAAAAAACAACCTGTAGCAGTAAGTCCAGGTGAATATAGATTTGATAAAAATATTACTGTTGCAATAGGTGATGGTAATCTTAAAAAAGCTGATGCAATATTTCAAGAATTTTACAAGTTAGTTCGTAATGATAAAAGAACTTCAGGCAATACTATTCCTAAAAAAGCAAAATCAGCTATTGAATATTTTAAGAATGCTCAAAGAAAAATTGATAAGAAAATGTAAGGTAAGAGATGAGTAAAGTTAAACTATATGGTCATGACAATTCATACCATGACTTTGAAAAAGAAAAAAAAGATCTTGAGGAATCTCAAATTCTTTATCGAAATACAGCACAAGATTTAGAAAAAAGTAAATCTCAATATCATGGTGTACATAAAAATTTAGAAGCTCATAATGCAGCTAAAGAAGACACATTAGCTAGATTACAAGGTCTAGATATAAAAACAATGGGTGATGTCGCTTATAACGCTGAGAAAAAAAGATTAGAAAAAGAGCTTAATAACATTCTAGATATTATTAAATGGCTAGAAGGTGAACTAGCTTCAAAAACTAATGATTTACAAGCAAAAGAAAATGAATTTTCTTTAAAAACTAATGATTTACAAGCAAAAGAAAATGACCTTTCTAAAAAAGAGTCTGATTATGAACAATCAAATTATGATCAAGCTTTAGAGTTTGTTTTAGAGAACAATCCTTATATTCGGGAGAAATATGATTTAGGAAAATATGAAAATTCAAAAGAAGCACTAGGATTTATTATTAAAAACGTATATGACAAAAATATAGCAGAAAATAATAATAGTAATTTACTAGAATATAAAACTATCATGCAGAAGCTTGACAGTGATAGACTTAAAGAAGAACAAAAACAAAGAGAACAAAAGCTTAAAAAAGAAAGTAATAATGACATAAAATATGAAGATGAAATAAAAAAAATATTTAATGATCAGGGAGGTTATCCTACAGCTGATATAGATCATCTTACATTTTCTGGGAAACCTGTTTGGTATAATAATTTCGTTAAAAATATAGCTATTCGTACTGCAAAACTTACTAATCCTGAAAAATCATATCCTTATTATAATAAACCTAGAATAGCTAAATCTTCTAAAGAAGAAGATATTGCTTATGATTTATTAAGTAAGAACTTACTTGAGCCTGAATATAAAGAAACTGTTAAGAAAACAATTGAGGATCTTGAAGATTTAAAAAAAGAATCTCCTACTCAAAACTTGTCTGATGCAGATAAACGTGCTGAAGAAAAAACAACTAATGAAAATATAGAAGATTATGTTAATCCTAAAACCAATAGTGTCCTAGATTTAATCCAAAAAAGGGCAATGCGTAATTTTCAAGAAAATATAATGCCTAAAGTATCTGCTCCATTTATAGCTAGAGGTAGTTTTAATACTGGTGCTAGAGCAGAAGCACAAGCGCGTGCTCGTCGTGATTTAATGGAAGGATTAATGGATAGCGAAACACAATTTTTAGCAAATGCATATGATAAAGCTCGTGAGACTGCTTCAACAGATAAAAAAACTTATCTTAATTATAGACTTAGTAAAGCTGGTCTTGAAAATGATGAAATTATTAGAAAGGGTAAAATTGCTGAAGATATAAATAAGTTATTGGATACTAATCATAAGAATAAATTACTTGATATGGAAGCATTACGTACTGTTGGTCAGAATCGAAGAGATGTTGAACAACAAGATCTTAATTTAAAATATGAGGAATTTAAAAATGAAGTTGATTATCCTCTTCGTCAGGTTGATATTTTAAATAAAATGGTTCATCAATTACCTGTTGGAAGTATTATGGGTCAAACTTCTAATATTTCACCTTCTCCTACTTTCAATGAAAAAGTAAGTCCATGGCAAACAGGTGCGGGACTTTTTGGTCAAATGGCCGCTATGAATATGATGAATAAAGCAGAAGGTGGAATGATTCAAAGACATGCTAATGGCGGTATGATTGATAAAATGAAAGATCAATATTTACAAGATTTAATGACTCGTGCGCAAAATACCGGAGGAAATACACAAAATCCTTGGGCACATTATATGCTTGGCTTATCTAATTCTCTTGCATCCTCTCGTAATCCTGATGTGATAAGTGCACTTGGTGAAGGTAGTACTAAGGGAGTTAGTCAATTCATGCATGCAAAAGAATATAATAAAGGACTGGAAGATCAAAATTTAGGATTTAAAAAATCTATTATCGATTATTTAGATCAAGCTGATGAGAGAAAAATGGCAAATAGGTTAAATGAAGCTAAAATAAATTATTATAATAATAAAGGGAACATTCTTTCTAATGGATCTATTAAATCTGCTATTCCTGCAACTGTTCAACGTATTACAGCTCAAACATTAAAACAATTAGATAATGAAGCTCAAATAGCTAAAGAAGAAAATAAATTATTGCCTAAAAGTGAAGAATCTTTAGAGCAAATGAAAGAAGCTACTAGTACATTTACCAAACCTGGAACTTTAGCATCAAAATTGGTTGATGAATATAAATTTTTAGAGAATATAATATATAATGAAGAAGCGCAAAAAGCTCGTCAAGAAATAGAAAAAAATAACTCATTACTTATCCAAAATAGAGCTGCTCCCGGAACTAATCCTACTGATGCATCAAGACAAATTATTGCTAGCGGCATGCCTAGAACTACTATTCAACCTGAAGCATCAGCTGAAATATTTAGGTCTAAACGTGAACAAAATACTGATAAAGAATTACGTAGCAAATTTATTCATGAATGGGTTAAACAGGCTGGTGGAGATATAAATGGTGCACAAGATGCATATAACGAATTTATTAGAGATAAAGAATTATTGAAAAATGGCAAACCTAATTATGAAATAATGAAAGAAATTCCATCAGCAGTATATCATTATATTACTGAAACACCATTTAGTATAGAACAAGAAAGTAACATTACTTCTCATAATAATGAAGAGTATGGATTTGATCCTTCTGATTATGATGATATACCTGATGAAGTAATTTTACATCGATTAGAGTCTGGACAATGAAAAATAAACCATTAAATCAATTAAATTCGAATGAATTAAGAGAGATTTTGGCTTATAGAAATAGTAAGCAAACACCTATTCCTCAAGGGGCTTTAGAAACTCCTGAAGTAACAACTCCTTTAAATCCTGATACGACATTTAATCCTTTAGAGTCTTTTCATCGAGGAGCAAGTAATGCTTTGACATTTGGTTTTATGCCTAAAGTAGTTGGAGCAGTAGGATCTCCTATAGCAAAATTATTAAATCCGGAGATGTCATGGAGTGAAGCTTATGCCCATGGAAGAGATAAAAGCAGAATGCATGATATAGAAAGTTCTAAGCAAAATCCTAAAAGTTATTTAGGGGGAGAGATCGCCGGTTCTTTAGGATTACCATTTCCGGTAAAAACATTGAAAGGAGTTGCAGGTCTTAGTGGTGCATATGGTGCAGCTCATGGGCTTGGAAGTAATGATGAAGGACAACCATTGTCTTTTAATAGTAATGATGTATTATCTGCTTTATATGGTGGAACAACAAGTGCTGCATTAGGTTCAGGTGCTCATTTAGCTACTAAACTTGCAAGTCCAATTATAGCTCCATTATTTCAAAAAGTTCCTGAAAAATACAAAGAATTAGTTATGCATTATAAAAAACCAGCTTCAAAAGAGATTCAGGAAGCTATAGAGATAGCTAAACAAAATAAAACTCCATTTACTGAAGGGCAATTAACTAGAAATAGAAATCAATTACTTGTAGAAGAAAATGCAGCTCAAGGATATTATGGAGATAATGATCAAAGACGGATGTTAGATTTTTATAAAAGGCAAAAAGAAAGATTTCCTGAAAGAATAGAGGAAATCAAATCAGAACTCGGAGGTTCTTTGCCTAATAAAGGAGTTGCTGCCAGAGAATTAGTTGATGATATTACAACAACAGCCCTTAATGAAAGAAAAGTTATAAATCAAGCATATGATGAAGCTGCAAATCAGGTGGGTGCAATAAAAACTAATAAAGTAAAAGATATTCCAAACTTAATACGTAAAGATCTGGAATCCAATGTAATATATGAAGATGATATTCCAAAAGTAAAGACTATTTTAGGATCACTTGATAAAATGATTAATAAGAGTGATGAATTACCATTCCAACAAATTGAATCATGGAGACAAGGTCTTAATAGAACTATTTATGAAAGTGAACAAGGTGGACAAACCAGATATGCATTAAATGATATTAAAAGCAGGTTTGATAATTATCTTGATGATATTGTTGAAGAAGCTCTTAAAACTGGTGATGAACTGGTATTAAATAAATTTAAAACTGCAAGAAGTCTAAATGCCCAGTGGGCTAAAAAATATCATCCAGAACATAAAAGTGAATTCGGAAAAACTTTCTTGAAAAAAATCATTGATAATGCTCGTTATTCGGAAACACCTTATACTGATGAAATGCTTGTAAATGAGATATTAGGTGTAAGTAAGCTTGGATTCTCACAACAATCAGCTGCTATAGTAAAAGAAGTTAAGTCCTTATTTCCTAAAGCTGATCAATTAATCAAAGCTGAAGTAACTCATAAGTTATTTGGTGATAATCCTACTTCATTTAGGGGATTTAGTACAAATTTAGATAAATTCAAAAAAGATAATCCAACTTTAGCAAAAACAGTATATACGAAAGAAGATATGCAAGCATTAGAAGACGCTGCAAAATATACTCATATGATGTTTTCAAAACCTATTTCAGGAACGAATCCTTCTGGTACAGCTGATCGTTGGTGGAGTATATTAAAATCTAAAATACCTTATTTAAAAGACACATCTTTCCTATCTCCTATCAAAACTAATGAAGTTAAAATTCATAAACGCTTAATAAAAGGAACTCCTGCAGACCAATATGTACCTAAAATTCCGCAAGCTCTTTCGAATGTATATTCAACTAGCATTATAGATAATATGATTAATAATGAAGATAGATTAGCAAATCTATCTGGAAAACAATTAGAATCTATATTAAATAAGAGAAAAGAAGATACTAAAGCTCTTGACAACTAATATTTTTGACCTACTATAGGCCTATAGTAGACATATTAAGTAGGTCATATATGATAATAGTAGTTGGTGGAATAAAAGGCGGTTCGGGCAAAACTACAATTGCAACAAACATCGCTATTATGAGGAGTTATGAAAAGCCTAATATTCTATTGGTCGATGCAGATGATCAAGAAACATCATATGATTTTTCTATTTTAAGAAATAGTAAAGAAGAAGAAAAACTTCCTCAATATACATGTATAAAGTTAACTGGAAAAGCTGTAAGGACTGAAATCTTAAAACTAAAAGCCAATTATAGCGATATTATAATAGATACCGGTGGTAGAGATACGGTAAGTCAACGTGCTGCTCTTTCAATAGCAGATATTTTGTTAATTCCTTTTGTTCCAAGGAGTTTTGATTTATGGACTCTTGAAGCAGTATCTAATGTTATTGAAGAGATCAAACAAATTAATCCTAATATTCAATCATGTGCTTTTTTAAATAGAGCAGATTCCAGAGGATTAGATAACAGTGAAGCACAGAAATTTATTAAAGATACAAATAATATAAAAATGCTAACAGATTCAATCATATGTAATAGAAAAGTTTTTGGTAATGCAGCAGCAGAAGGAAAAGCAATAACCGAACTCAAAGCCCAGGATCAAAAAGCAATTCTTGAGATAAAAACATTATATAATTATGTTTTTAATGAAAAATTTGACATATAAATGACCTATAACAGACCTATTAGAAAGGCCAATTATGACAATAACAAAGAAACCAACTATAAGAAACAACCAAACCCTAACAGGTCTAATAGATAATGTTATTAATAAAGGATTGGTAAAAACAGAACAAAATCCCGATAGTAAAAACGATAACATTAAAATTACGATTCGTATACCTGCAAAAATGCTAAATGCCATTGATAGTTATTTAGAAAACAGTATTTACTCAAAAGCACGAAATATATGGATAAAAGAAGCAATAGAGAAAAAGATTAAGGAAGAGATAGAGAATTCTTAGTTGACATCTGTACCTAATGCTGTACTATAAATAGTACATTAATAAATGTTGAGGTAATGAGATGGAAATATATAGCACAACCCAAGCAAGAGCAAATTTATTTAAGCTAATTGATTATACTGTGGATTCTCATGAACCAGTATATATTGTTGGAAAAAAGAATAAAGCAGTACTGATCTCAGAGGAAGATTATAACTCAATTCAAGAAACACTTTATCTTTTAAAAAGCCCTAAAAATGCAATTCTTTTATATGAAGCTATGGAAGAAGTAAAACAGAAAAAATTTATAAAAAAAGATTTAAAAGATTTAATGGAGATAAGTGAAAAATGAATCTTTTATTTTCTAAAGAGGGATGGGAACATCATTTATATTGGCAAGAAACTGATAAAAAAATGCTAAAACGTATAAATGAACTTATAAAAGATTGTTTAAGAGATCCATTCACTGGTATAGGAAAACCTGAACCACTAAAATTTGACATGACAGGATATTGGTCCAGAAGAATAGATACAGAACATAGATTAGTTTATAAAATAGAAGATAATAATTTAATAATAATTCAATGTAGGTACCATTATGAATAAAGAATATGTAAACTAAATTGAATAAAACATACTAATCTTCATCATCTTCATATTTACTATAATATCTAAAATCATCAATTTCTTTATTAATTTTATCTCTATCTAACTTATTTTCTATCTGACATAAAAGATCACTAATTTCCTGCTTAATTAGATCATTAATTTCTTCCTTGGTTTCTTTAATCTCCTGTCTAATTATATATAATAGTTGATTTTGTGTGCGATAAATACTCTTTTCTAATTCGAAAAGTATATAAATTATACAGAAAATCGTAAAAATGATTTGTTGATCAACACCAAAATAGTTTAATACTGGCCATATAATGCATGCAACAAAAATAAGAAGCATCTTATATTTTAACTCTCTAGTTGTTTACTTACTTTTATAATAGCCACGTACATAAGTTCCATCTTTACGATGATATCCTAGAACATATACTGTCTTTGGACGCTGTGTTAATTATCTAAGATCTAGTTAATTACAATTAGTATAAGTCGTCCCACCTATCCTGCTAGTATAGCAACTACCATGATTTCCATGATTATCACTAAAATGGGAGTATTCTGACTTACCAATTTTGCTGGTATGACCTGATACATGATTCCCATAATTATCATTGCAGTTAGTATATTCAGAATTACCAATTCTGCTGGTATAGCAATTCATACTTGCATAACTTAAATTTGAAACAACCAACGATGAAACTAAAAATATTGTGTATGCCATTTTTTTAAACATATAAATACCTTAATAAAAAATATTTTAACGTATAATAATTCACAATGAATTATAGGTAACTATTTTAAGGACATTCGCAATCACCTGTTAAAGATGGATTTATAATATTATCATTAATCCATGTTATTCCTTCATCATAACTAGTAAAAGCAATTTGTATTAATTTTTGACTATCAAATGAAAATACAAAAACATTATTAACCGTATTAGGTGTTATTACATTTATTTTTTCTGGATCAAAAAAATAAATAGTATCTCTATAAGAATATTGACGTAAAGACATATTAACCTTTTTTATATAAGCAACTAGGAATTTCTATTTGCTCTCTTAAAATATGACACAAAATAGATTTATTATCAATCTTTAATGTTTGATTTTATGTAAAGCAGATTCTAAAACAGTTTTACTCTCTTTTTTCGGTATACTTATAATAGATTCAAATAAAATATCGGCTATTTCTTTCTGTTTTTCAGGATTTTCTGGATTATAAGCAAGTGCCATTTGTAAACATTGTAGCCAATATAATCTAAATTGTTCTTCTCTCATTTTTATCTCCTTAAACTACATTTCCAAGTAATAACTCACGCAAATTTTCAGTTGCATCTTTACGAACATTAATTACGGCAGTATCTGTAGTAAGCCATATTCCTACAACAGCAGCAGCATCTAATACTGCATATTTTACTACTTCATATGGATCGATAATATTTGTATCTAACATATCAACTATACTAGAAGTATTAGCGTCAAAACCAAATATTGATATATCCTTATTATTTGATTTATTAATTTTATTTAAATATTCCGTAACATCTTCTAAGCCTGTAGTATTGCTAATAATTTTAGAAATAGGAGCTTTTAAAGCTTTAATAAACACTAATATTCCGGCATTGAATCCATTTGTATTTTCAGGAATTATTAATTTTTTCATAAAATGAGCAATCTTAAATAATGTTGATCCTCCTCCAGCTACATAACCATAAGTGATAGCAGATTTAGTAGCATGCACAGCATCATCAACCCGGTCTAACTTTTCAGATAAATCGGTATCGGTCTGACCACATACTTTAATCATAGCAACCTGTCCTAGTAATTGGGCTTTACGTGCTAGATAATAAGTTCTTTGATAAGCGGTTAATGTACCTGATTCAATATCAGTAGTAATGCTATCTACACGATTTTGAATCATTATAGGATCACCTTTACCGCCTAGAATAGTGGTATGAGTACGTTCTACTATTACTTTATTTGCTATGCCTAAAAAATTAGGTGTAATATCTTCTCTAAATCTACCATCGGAAGTTTTATGGTATTTAGCACCTGTATAGATACATATATCTTCTAATATTTGTGCTTTTTCTTCTCCTATAGAAGGACTTTTAATACCGCATATTTTTACCTTACCGTGAGCATTATTTTGTAGCATGCTTATAACGGAATCTCCGGTAAAATCATTAGCAATTATAAGTATAGGATCTCCTTTACTTGCACAGTGTTCTACAATACGAATAATAAATTGAAAATTAGTAATATCCATAGGTAATACTAAAATTCTACAGTCATTAGCTTCCCATCTGTTAGCACTATTTCCGATAATAAAATTATTGTTAATATAACCGCTTTCTACTCTAAATCCTTCAATAAGATCTAAATGCATGGTTTTAGTTTTTTCCGAACCTTGAATTTCTTTATCTACTACTATAACGCCGTTTTTACCTACTTTTTTAAAGGTATCACGTAAAGTAGATGCTATATCTTCATCATAATTAGAAGAAATAGTAGCAATTTTATAAGCCATTTCTCCATCATTATTATCAGCTATAATATTTACATAACTTTCAAGGAATGTAATAAATTTATTTTTTGCATAATCTAATCCTTTTTTAAGCTCAACAGTATTTATACCTTGTTGAATATAATCATAACCTTCATTACACATAGCAGCAGCTAAAATAGTGCTAGAAGTAGTACCATCTCCAATAAAATTAGCAGTTTTTTCAGTAACGGTTTTTACTAATTGTGCGCCTAAATTTTCTAATTCATCTTTAAAATAAATGCTTTTAGCAACGGTAACGCCATCTTTGGTTATTTGATGAAGTCCTTCAGTTCCTTTTTCAATAATTACATTTTTACCTTGTGAACCAAGTGTTGAACCTACAGCTTTTGCAAATTTATTAATACCTACTAGCATTGGTTTTCGTGCAGCATCTCCATGATAAATTTCTACTGTTTTAATACTCATTTTGTCTCCTTTGTTGTTAATAATTTATATCAAAAAGTTTTAGTATTTTATTAACTACTCCATTAGTTAATTTTGGATCTTTTCTTTGAAATTTTCTAAATGAATTAAAGTTAATTTTTGCACGTTCTGAAACTTCATGTTCACTCCATCCTTTTTCTTTCATTTTTTGCTTTACTTCATCTATATATTTAATCCATTTGGGAGGTTTATTATCTTTTTCTTTAGTAATACCTTTTATAGTAGCTTGACTTTCTTTGTCTTTTTTTCCTTTATTATATATTATATCCTCTAAAAATTTATATTCTTCTTCTCCTTCTTCTTGCTCTTTGACTTGTGACGGCTGTGTTGTTGTTTCTTGCGATATTAATGAATTTAATTTTATTACCGCAGGAATAAGCTCTTGTTGAAGATAATTTTTTATTTCATGAATTTCTTTACCATGACTTATAATAGCAGCTTCAGTTATTTCAAACTTTTTTTGTAAATCTTCTTCAAGGGTACTAAACATATTATCAAGTGCATTTACAGAACTTACAATAGTTGCATTAGCTAAATCTTTAGTGTGTTCACGAATACTAGCTTCTTCTAAAGAGTTAGTTTGAATTTTAGTATCAACATCATTATTTAGCTCTTTTAATGCTTTATCTAATACTAGGTTGAACTTTTCTCTTTTATTGATAATTTGATTTTGGAATATAGTTAGAATTTCTTGCAAATTTAAACATTTAGAAAGCCATGCTGCCTGATATATATTTTTAGCCGTATCAGTCGGTGTTTCTTCTAATAATTTATCAACTGTTTGTAATAAATAGTCTAAATAAGTATATATATTTAATAATTCTGTACGTACTGCATTGTTATTCATTCAAGTCTCATACTTAAAGGGTTAAATAATTTTTCTAATTGTTGACATAAATTATCATAATCCGTCTCATTAAAGCTTTCTATATCATATATATGTAATTTAGGAGCTAAATCATAACGTGTCATTCTTTCTATAACTTCAATATTTTTAGTTTTAACTAAATTAATAAATATAGGACGATACATTATTACTTCAGTGACTCCTTCTTTTTGAATAAAATTTCCTCTAAATTTATCAGTTTTAGTAGTATAGGCAACTTTTACAGTTCCTGATAGAAAGGCAAAGATTACATTTATTAAATTATCTTTGTTTATATAGTCAAAACCAAAACTATTACATTATAAAAGCATTATAATCAGTTTTTAAATGTTTAACTAAAGCGTCTATAAGGTCAATTGACATATATGTTTTTGTGTTTTACATTATTATTAATTGTTTAAGAAGCTATTATACAAAAATAATAGTTAATTTGTAAAGTTATATAAATGTGATATTAAGTCAGAGCGATATTAAAATACTAAAATGGTATAAGGCAATGGGGGTAGATGAAATCCATTCCAATAATACTCGTACTTATATTAAAAAAAATGAGAATAATAATTCACCTACTTCTATTGTTTTGCCAAAAGAAAAAATTTATGTAGAAAAGCAAGTAGCAGAAAGAGCAGCAAAATATCAAATGCCTAACAATCTTTTAGATGCAAGTGTTTTATTAGAACTAACAGATTCGGAAATATATTCATATGCTTGTAAAATTAAAGATAATTTAATTTGATTTAATATTAATAATAATGTAATCTACTATAGATCAAGTTTTTTCATATCTTACTCGATCTAATACTATTAATAATTAATACTCCGATATTTTATTTATAGATAAAAAAAAGACTGAAGTAAAAATCAGTCTTTTTTATTATGAATCTCCCAAAACCCTCCCATTTGAATATAATCAAAAAATAATTTCTAGTATTATCCTTGATTTTTAGCTATTATTTCATGGGATAACAAATCCCATGTTGACATTATATTAGATTTATTATAAAATAATTTTGTTAATAGATTGGACTATTAATATTAATAAAGGAATAAAATATGAAAACATTATATCAAAAATTATCTATATTATTAAATGACATTGACTCTATCGAAGGTTTTCTAGCACGAGAAAAGATTGCTTATAATGATGATGAAGCAACTGCTTTGCTTAAAGGTAAGGTAGATAATGAAACTAATGTAGAAATTACTATTAAGTTAAGTCCTATTCCTAAATATTAAATGGCAAGTATTGAAAAACGTTTTAAAAAAGACAAGTCATTTTCTTATCGAGTTAGAATTGATATAAAAGGAGCTCCTTCTGTCAGTTGTACATTTGATAAATTAGCAGATGGCAAAAAATGGGCTTCCATTACCGAAGCTGCTATTAGGGAAAAAAGATATTTCAAAGGAACAAAAGAAAAACATAGTTTTAGTGATTTAGTAGAACGTTATATAGATAATATTTTAATTAGAAAGCCTGAATCTATTGCTAAACAAGGGCCTCAATTACTTTGGTGGAAAAAACAATTAGGTAATTATAATTTAAATGAAATCACTACTGCTATGATTGTAGAAGCCAGAGATAAATTAGCTCAATTAGAATTAGATATAAAAAAACAAAGATCCGCAAGTACTATTAATAGATATATGGCAGTACTTAATCATGCATTTAATGTAGCTATTAAAGAATGGTGTTGGCTTGAAGTATCTCCAACAAGAAATATTACTAAATTAAAAGAACCAAGAGGGAGAGTTAGGTATCTAACTGATACAGAACGTCAGCATCTACTTGATACTATACTTGATGTATGCAAAGGAGAAAAATATCCTGATTTATATATTTTAGTAATACTTGCTCTTAGTACAGGAGCAAGAAAAATGGAGTTACTTACTTTAAAATGGAAAGATGTACATTTAGATAAAAATGCAATTATTTTATATGAGACTAAAAATAATGAGATTAGAAGATTGCCTTTAGTAGGGAAAGCTTTTGAATTATTACAATGGCTTAGTGATTATAAAAAAAGTAATGATAGTTATGTATTTGTAAGTAAAATTTCTACTAAACATATAACCATAGAATATAAATGGAAACAAGTTCTCAAAAAAGCTAATATAAAAGATTTTAGATTTCATGATTTAAGACACTGTGCTGCTAGTTACCTGGCTATGAATGGTGCTACCGCTACAGAAATAGCTGAAATATTAGGTCATAAATCTTTGCAAATGGTAAGTCGTTATAGTCATCTTTCCCAATCACATATAACTGATGTGGTAAGCAGTATGAACAAGAAAATATTCGGAGATAAATGATGATTAACATAAGAATCCTTTTAAGAATTCTTCAAATAATAGTAATACATTATTTAATATTTCTGATATTCAATAGTAATAATATTACAATAATATTAGCTATAACAATAACAGCTTGCTTTGTAGATTTAATTATAGATAAAATATTCGGAAATAAATAATGGGATTGATTATTTCACCTAGTAAAAATTTTCTTGAGAATCAAGGCAAGGAAAAAAAACCTACTCAACAAGAAATTAGAATTTATGATAGATTACGGCGCTCTATTTGTAATGAGCCTTATGTTATAAAAAATGAAGATGTTGTTGGATTTGAAAGTTATACTAGAAAATTACATGATGGTAGATTTGAATATATTATTAAAGTTAAATTAAATAGGATTAATTTTTCTACTGGTGATGACTATATTGAAGTATTTTATTCGAATGAAGAACAACGCGATAACTTTCTTAAAAAAATACAGGAGAATATAAAAAAATGATAGAAAACAGCTTTATGAATAACAGAGTAGCACCTATAATCAAGAAACTTTGTAAAGCAGTTGATACTGCTCTAGATATTAATGGATTAGTTCTTTTAAATTTACAAGAAATGGGCACAATAAAATCCTCTGAACATAAAGCTGAAATGAAATTTGTAGGTAGTTTAGATAAAGAAACAAACGTGAATGTTACTATTACAGTTGCAGTAGATGATGCTCCATTTGTAGATAAACTTAAATATAGTTATAAAGAAAAAAATGATAGAAAACAGTTTTATGGATAACAGAGTTGTTATAACTCCTGAGCAATTTGATGACATGATTAATATGTTAACCGATCTCAAAGAGAAATACTTTGAAAGACTGGTATTTTATGCTACTAAATATGATGAGTTACAAAATAAAAAAGATAAAAGATTAGATAGCTATGAAAAAATGGCAATTGGTAAAAGGATATTTTACCAAGAAGATATGGTTAAGAAATCTGTATGGCAGGTAAATAATGCTATATGGGAAGTAGATAAACGAATTAAAAATGATACTGCAAAGGAGTAATATATGACTAATGAAAGCAATTTTAAATTTGAAGGTAATATAATCGGTTATATGTGTGAATCATCATTAGATGGATGGAATTATCTTACATATAATAAAAATAAGAATACAATGTCTATTAATACATATCAATATGAAAAAAAAGAAGATATTTCTTCACTAGTAATAATGTTTTTAAACATTAAGCATGATCCATTAAAATTTTACTACGACACAAAAGAAGAATGTCTTGCCGATAGAGATAAGTTGTTGGATTGGTTAAGAGGTGATAATAATGAAACTAATAACCTTAACAAGCCTGTATTAGAAGAAGATAAAGAACTTAGAAAATTATTAGAACAACCGTTAAATCAAAACGCTTTAGATAATTTAGCAAATTATTTAATAGGATGGGAAAAGAATTGTGGGTTGTCAGTAAGAATTTTAAATTGTTTTTTAAATAAAGATCCAGGCTATCCTAATAACTTACGTGAGTTACTTATGATGACAGACTGTCAATTATTAGAATGGCCTAATTTTTGGAGAAAATCTTTAAATGATTTTAAAGAGTGGTTAAATGATATGAATTTAAAAACAGGAATGACACAAGAAGAAATAGAAAAATTCTTAATTAAGAAAAACTAGCTTTAAATATCCTCATTGTTCTAAAGCATCTTTAATAATAGTTTCTTCAGCATTAATTGTTTCTTTTAATAATTTTATAGTTGTTTCATATTCTTTTTTTTGTTCATCAGTTATATAATTTTTTTGAAGCATTTTTTCAAGCACTTTTATAGATAAAAGAGTATGATCTTTTTCATATTCAGAACGAGATTCATATTTTTTAATATCCATTATAGCACTTACTATATCTATATATTCGTTAAAATCTGGATAAACTATCTTTTTTTGATGTCTTTGAAATCCAGGATAATTCTTTGTCATCATTACCTATATATACACTTTTGGAGAGCTTCTTAATTTAGCTCTATTATATAATTTATATAGAAATGTTACATAATTGTAAATAATAACTTTATCAAAGACAGAACAACGTAAAAAACATAAAAAAAGAATAAAATTATATTTCAAAACACATAGATAGTCATACTATTTAAAATTACTTTTTATAAAATTACTTATGTCTTTGTTGTTATAAGGTTTTGTAAAGAATTCAATCGCTCCAAGCTCAATAGCTTTAAAGTAAGTATTCTTATCACTATTAGCACTTTGAACAATTATAGGAATATGAGCGAGAGACTCATCAGATTTTATTTTTTTCAACACCTCTAAACCATGCATATCAGGCATCATTAAATCTAGAAATATAAAATCAATTTTACTTGAATACTTGCTAAGATAATCTAATGCTTCTGCTCCTGTATATGAGTTAATCATTTCATATCCATCATTCTTTAAAATCATTCGGATTACATGATGATTAATATCCTCATCATCAATCATTAAAGCAGTTTTCATAAAATTAAATTTTACATTAAAATGGTATTGCGTCTTCTAAATCAAGATTATTGATATCTAACAATGGTTTTTTATCAATTGACTCATTATAATCTAGTTTAGATTGTAAAATATTAGGAACAACTTCATTAACGCTCATTACTCTTGTAATCACATTTTTCTGTATAGTTCTTCCTTCAGAGTTTACTTTATATACTCCATTATTATCTTTTTCGTCAATTGTTTTAATAGAAAGCTTAGCTTTTTTACCGATTAAATCAACTGGATAATCTGCTAATTTCCCCATAACTGCCATACACACTTGACGGAGCTTATATTTAGCACGATCAACAACCTCGGTATTATCATGAGTTTGCATATAAATGTCATAGATAATACGGTTTTTATAAGCATCTGGGCTTAAGATGGTAAAAGCTATACTAAGATAACTATCACCTTTTTTTGATTGTTTAAGCTCAGAACCTGAAATTATAGCATCGTAAATATTATTAGGCAGTAAAGCCTGTGATAACTGAGTTTTTTTAGCTTCTTCACTTTTCATAATATCTTCAATATTAGTCCAGTCTAGTTTTTCATTTGTATTCATAATTTATTTTCCTTTTAAGTTATTAATTAACCAGCTCCTAAATACGCTGTTACATCTCTTTCTTTAGATTCATTAGATTTTTTAAAATCAACAATATTAGAATTGCTTGTATCGATATAATCTACAATCATCTCATGTAATAAATCATAAGCTTTATCGATGTGATTTACAACTTTTGGCGGTAATCTAAATCTATTTTTAGCTCTTACTCTGCCATTATCTTCTGTTATGATTACTCTGTCATCAGTTGCCATGCGCACTTTACCTTTTTTTGTTTCAGCAGCAGAAGATATTGCATACATGTCTTTACATAAGAAAAACACACAATCAGCCCATTCAACTAAATGAGAGGTAACATCTTTATCAAGTTTAAGATCAAATTTCGTATAAGATCCATTAATAGGGTCTTGGATAACTTTTCCTTCAAAGTTACTATGAGCCAGTAATATTATGTTTAAATTACGTTTACTACGTAATGTATCTAAAGCAGAAGTTATCTTTGACCATTTTTCAAGAAACAAGGCAGTTCCTTTTCTGAAGACTTTCTGATTAATCTCAGCAAGTGTTTCAACTCTATTATTGCGTGGATCATTATTATGCTCTTCTACAATTTTAACGCATACTAGTTTCTCAAGCGCGTCCATAGTATCAATAACTACAGTTTGATAGTCATGCTCTTCTTTATATAACCATTGAATACTCTCTGTAAGATCCTGATAGGATTTAATTTGATGCGCTCGTACCGGAAGAGCCTCAGCACCATTTTCAGCACATAAGAATATAGGGTTAGGTGCTTGAGATGCTAATGTACTTTTTCCAGCTCCTTCACCACCATAAACTACCCACCTATGAGGCTTTAATGTAATTCTTGCTTCTAATTTTGATAAATCTAACATATTTTTGCTCCTTTTTTAAATTAACCACATTTTAAATATAGAACATAAATTAAGAGTTGTCAATTAGTTAAAATTAGTATGAATAAGTTGACATTAGTTTAAATAAGTACAATAGTTATTTTGTAAGCATATGCTTATAACTTAAAACAAGGAGTTTAGAAATGATTAAAAAAACTATACGAGCATATAACGATGGATACATTAATTTTTCTGAAGCATTACAGATAATCCTTCTTTATCTAGGCTTAAACGCTAAACGTAAACAAATCTCACAAAAAACAATATTTTAAGGTATATTATTATGAGCAAAAAATTTATAGATACTAAATTAGGAATTTATGATATTCATATGAATTATGATTTGGAAGATGATACTTTATTAAAAGATCTTTTAAATATTACATCTGTAGATAATGAAGGAAATTCTACTATAATGCAGATATCAAATTCTTTTAATAATCATGATTTCCCTGATCAAGAAGCTATACGCATTAATATACAAACATTTAAAAATAATAAACATATTACAGGATTAAGCGTGTATTTAGATGTAGTTTCTGTTCAATTTTTAATAGATAATTTGCAAAATATGGTTGACAAGATGAAAGTTAAAAATTCTAATGAAGAAAATGCTTTCAAAAAGGAAATTATTAATGATTCTGCCTGATCTTAAAAATTTAATTACTATAGACGAGCTTGCAAGAAGATATCCTACTATATTAAGCATACGTTCTGTACGTTGGTGGATTATTGATCGTAAAAATAACAATTTACAAGAAAGCGGAGCAATTATTAAAATATCCAGAAAATTATATATCGATGAGACTAAGTTCATTGACTGGCTACACAAGCATAAAATGAAGATGTAGCCAGTTGACGAACGTGACAATATACAAAAATTTGCATTATAAAGAGATTCTGTTGTAATATTACTTATAAATAGATAACTTTTTATTAAGCAACTTATGACTAAAGAACAAATAAAAATAGACGTACAAAAGCAAACTAGATTAGATGAATTGTATAGTTTTTGGAAAGATCCTAGACAAAGATTTAATAATATAGAAATAAATAAGATGAAAAAGAATAATTGTCTAAATTATCTGTTAGTTATATTAGTAATTGCAATTCTGTTTTTCTTAATTAAAACATTAAATTTTAGTTTCTAAATAAAAAAGGCTCCGTTAAAGAGCCTTTTTTATTAACTACTAACTACAAAACAAAGAACTTGTAAATAAAAAAACCTAAGCTATATTATAATCTACCACAAAAAAATATACGGTTTTTATGAAAAACTTCTTAAACGAACGAAACGAACGAAACGAACGAAACGCTTTTCAAAGGCTTTCGAAATGAACATTATCTCATCAAATATTCCCTGTCAACAAAAAAAACATAATTTCGTTAATTTTAATAGTGATTCTGTTAACCTTTGCCGAAAAGATATTAATGATAATTTAAATGTTCTTAATATTAAAGTTAATATTGATCCTTTTAATGCCTGTAATATTAGGTTTAAAGCACCTGAGATATCTCCTGAAATAGAAATATTTATTAATAAATTATTTAAGAATGATAAATTTTTTCCTGCGGTGCCTATGATTATAGGTGGTATATTACATATAATAGAAGCAGAATTTAAAGCTATAGATGGTAAAGTTTGGAAAAAAATATCAGATAAGATTTTAAAGAAAGTGTGTTTAGATCTTTATGATCTAAAAACTTATACTAGAGTAAGAAAATTTTTGAAAAAGACAGGAATGTGTGAGATTGAACATCTCAGCGAAAGAAGAAAGAAAACTGATTCTGAAGGAAAGACATCTACTCAACGAGATACAACTTGCTGGTATAATATAACCATGCTTCGAACTTTATTAAATCAATATGGAGTTACTAAACAAATGCTATGGGATTATGCATGGGTCAAAAGCAGTAAAGTACGCGAAGCTTACAAACGAGCAGGCATACTGGCTAAAAGCGAGAATACTCTTAGAAGAAAGAAGCTTTTTACTTTGCTAAAATTTGCCCAGAAAAAAAATGTCGTATCAAGTAATATAAAGAATAAAGTATATTATAATAACAATGAAAAAATTGAAAATTTTAAGATTAAAAAAGAGATATTCAGTATGAAATCAGTTTATTCGCCCTACCATCGACTACGAGATTTTACTCAGGAGCGACTAGATAGAGAAAATAACGTTAAAAAACAAAAAACCACACTGATAAATTATGCAAGTAATGACTATATCAAG